CAGGGGCCATGACTAGGGGAGTTTCAGACTTAACCTGGTCACGGCCCCACCGTCCCGGAGGGTGCACATGGTCAACCTGTTCCGTAACGAATCGAATTACCCCGGTCGCACTCCGTCAGGAAGTGCGGGAGGCACTTCACGGTGGGTGATGCTCGACCACTACGAGCAGCATCTCCGCACTTCCACCAGCCGCAATGGGCGGCCCTACGCCGAGATCACGATCGTCGGCTACATGCGGTGCGCGACCCGGCTGGCCAACTGGCTGGACGACAACGAGATCGCGGGCGACCTGTCGGCCGCCTGCGACCCGAAGATCATGAACCGGTTCCTGCTGGAGTACCAGTCCACGCACGACATCAACGGGACTTCTTTCGTACAGCGCAACCTGCGGAATCTCTGCGCCTGGCTGGAGACCGAGTGCAACGTCACCAGCCCGTACCGGTCCCGAGAGCTGCACACCTACACCGCCAAGATCCACAAGCCCAAGGTGCTCGGGAACGAGTTCATCACCGCCCTGCTGGAGACGTGCAGCAAGGGGTCCTTCACCGACGTGCGCGACGCGGCGATCATCCGGCTACTGCTGGACGGGATGCGCGTCGGGGAGGTGCTCGCCATCGCCCCGGAGGACGTGCCTCCGCTCACCGATCCGGTCCTTCGGGTCGTCCCCGCGAAGGGCGAACTGGCTTACGCCAAGGGCAGTGGCCGGCGCATTCTGCTGGAGGAGGAGACGGCCAAGGCGTTGCAGCGGTGGGTACGCAAGCGGGAGGCCCACCCCTTGTCCCGGACGGTGCTGCGCAACGAGCTGTGGCTCGGCCAGGGCTCCGCAACGCCCTTCCGCTACAACGGGGTCCGGCTGATGCTGGAGAGGCGCTCCAAGAAGGCTCTGGAGGGTGCGCCGGGCCACGCCACGTCGCACATGTTCCGGCACACCTTCGCCCACGACTTCCGGGCGGACGGCGGCTCCCTTGACGACCTGACCCAGCACATGGGGTGGGCCTCGTACGCGATGGCGCAGCGGTACGGCAAGGACATGGCCGAGGACCGGGCCATCGCCGCCAAGCGCGAGATGCGCCGCAAGCGGGGCCGCAAGTACTGACCCCGGAGAGCGCCGGGGCCCCCTCGCGGGGCCCCGGTCCCGGAAGACTTTCCAAGATTTTTTAGACCGGTGTTTTGCCTGGTCAGACGGGGTTTTCTCGGCTTCCGCGGCCTCTGAGCAGTTCCAACAGTTTGACAGTAGTCGGAACGTGTGCCATAGTTGTACTTGTCGCCACCACGGGACGCCGGGAAGGCCCCAGGGCCGGACCGGGGCGGGACCCCGATACTTGAGAATTCAATAGTGAGCTGAGCACGGTGAAAGACCGTGATGCGGGACAGACTGGGCGCAAGGGAGAAACCACCCTCGGCGCTTACCCCATCGGGTATGTGTGATACCCCTCCGGGTAGGTGCGGAGTCCAGATGACCGGGTGGTGACCGGCATTGACAGGCACCCTAACAAGGGATGTGTAAACACCACACAGACTGTGGTTTGCCTGGTCTGTGCTTGTGTGTGAAACTGTTCTCTGCTAGCACGGGTCCGCCCCTCGCGGGCCCGGTAGGGGATGACCTTGAAACGCTGAATTCGACAGGGGAGCCGAAATGGCACGCCACCGTAAGATCGAGCCCGAAGAGGCCCTCAAGCTCCGGGAAAAGGGCTGGACGTACGCACAGATCGCGGAGCACGCGGGATTGTCCGTTTCAGGTGTCCAGCAGATTTTCCAGAGCATCAACCGAGTCGAAAAGAGGTCCTCTCATAAGGAGGCCCTCCCATGGACTCTCGCGAAAGAGCACTCCGCGAGCGTGGTGGCGACCTACCTTCGGCGTCTGTCGAAGATCGGCAAGGGTGAGCGTCTCCAGCGAGGCGACAAGCCCAACGAGTGGGCTATCAACGGCGTCCTGACCTGGGCAAACGCCATCCTCGACCAGGGGATGGACGTGGACTACGACCGGGAGCAGCCGCCGAGCGAGTTCTGCTCAACAGGCGGGTTCTTTCTTCGTTCCGAAGACCCTGAGAATCCGCATCTTCGGCCTCTCGTGGCCAAGGCGGAGGCCAAGCTGGCCGAGCAGGAGAGTGCTTGACCAGGAAGGTAAGCGCGCGGTAAAAACCTGATCACCGCGACATCAGATCGAGGGGTTCACCTTGGGCGGAAGGTGAACCCCTTTCACGTTCAACCAACCGCGCCGAGATTGGGCATCACAGATGTTCGTTGGCCCATCACTGACTACCTCCGGCGGCCTCAACGTTCCGGAGATCCTCTCCGGGGTACCCGAGGGGCTGCGGGTCACCCGACAGTCCTTCGAGGACGGCGAGGTCTACGAGATCCGGACCCTCCGAGGGGCCCCCTTCGAGGCCGTGCAGGCCGGGATGCAGCGGGTGCCCGCCGGGGCACAGCTCATGTCCGTCCACTGCCCGCTCGACGTACAGGACGACGACGAGCACCTCTACATCGCGGCCTGGGTGGCCCGTGCAGCCGCCTGAGACCAAGACACGCCGCAGGTCGGTGTCACAGCTCCAGTCGTTCGCCAAGTGCGGCGAGGCGTACCGCCTTGAGCGGGTCGCCAAGGCCCCCCAACGCACCGCAGCGTGGTTCGTACAGGGCACGGCGGTACACAGCGCCATCGAGGCGTACGAGCGCTCGTACCGGACCTTGAGCCCGGACCTCGTCGCCGAACAGTTCGAGTGGTACTGGGATCTGGACATGGCCAGAGCCGAGACCGACCAGCCCGACCACACCATGTGGATGGTCGGCGGCCGGAAGAAGCGCGACACCGACATCTCGCAGCGTCGGGCACTCGGAAGACAGCAGGCCATCGACTACGCCGTCCTCAACACGCCGTACGACGACTGGCTACCGACCGAGCTGGTTCCGGGCGAACCGGCCGTAGAGGTCCCGTTCACACTGGACCTCGGTGGGGTCACGGTCATCGGGTTCATTGACTCCGTACTTGAGCATCGACACACGGGACAGCTTCGCCCCCGCGACGCCAAGACGGGGACGAAGCAGCCGACCGACCCCTACCAGCTCGCCACCTACAAGATCGCCGTTGAGGAGCTGACCGGGCAGACGGTCATCGACGGCGAGTGGTGGATGTGCAAGGACGGGAAGGCCACCGATCCGTTCCCACTCTCGCGGTACACCCGAGAGAAGGTGGCGGCCTGGTACGTGAAGATGGATCGCTCGGAACGAGACGGGAACTACCTGGCCAACCCCGGCGATCACTGCTTCACGTGCACGGTCAAGCCGTACTGCGAGTACGTCAATCAGTACCCGCTGACCTGGCAGGAGGCCGCGTGAGACGTCGTCCGTTCCAACGCGCGGTGTTCACCGTGCTGGTGCTCGGGGTGCTCATCGGAATTCCGTTCGTGGCCCTGATCATGGCCGTGGACGGCACGAACACCGGCCATAGCGCCCTGCTGTGGGTGGTCACGCATGTGATGACCCCGATCGTGGAGGCGGCGGAGAGGGGCAGCGAATGAGTCTGTTCCACCTGGCGCACGCCATGCGCCGGGACAAGTCGTCCGGAGTCCCCATCCGGACCGTATGGAAGACCCTGGCCAACGCCACCGCAGCGTTCCGACGCGGCGGGGTGGTCCTCATCGGGGCCGGGTCGGGCACGGGCAAGAGCGCCTTCGCGCTCACGCTGGCTATCAAGTCCGGGGCCAAGACGGTCTACTTCTCGGCCGACTCGGGGCCCGGCACGCAGCTCTCGCGGGCCGCGTCGATGCTCACCGGAACACCCGCCACCGAGACGCTCCGCGCTGTGGAGCAAGGCAAGTTCTTCGAGAACGATCTGCTGGAGATCCGCCGTATCCGGTGGGACTTCGACGCGGGTCCGTCTCTGGACGACATCGAACAGTCGCTCGAAGCCTACGGCTACCTTCACGGGGAGTACCCCGAGCTGGTGGTCGTGGACAACCTGCTCAACGTCGTCTCCGACGACGCGGGGGAGGGCGGCCACAAGGTGGGCGAGAACATTCTTCTTTTCCTTGACGAGCTGGCCCGCAAGACCGGGGCGTGCTTTGTCGTGCTGCACCACCTGGTGGGCGAGTACGACGACGGCAACAAGCCGGCCCCCATGTCCGCGCTGCGCGACAAGGTCAGCAAGATCCCCTACATGATCCTCACCCTCTTCCGGTCGGAAGACCCGATGGGCGGGGAGCGGCTCGGGGTCGCGATCGTCAAGAACCGGGGAGGCAAGGCCAACGCGGCGGGCAACTACGTCGTGGAGCTGGATCTCG